AGAATATTCTGAAATTTTATTTTGAATTTTTTTAGCAACTTCTATTTCGTCTATACTCGTTGTCATTTTAAAAACTAAATCTTTATCATTTAATTTATATACTCGACCATTATCACCTTGACCGACGAAGCGAAATTGGTTACTCTCGATATTTCTGCCGATCTTATTTAATTCTTGATCGGTCATTTCAAAAAGAAGTTGTTTTAAACGAATCATATTTAACCTTTAAACGAAATATTTTTATCTAAATCTATACGTATTAGAAAATTCATATCAACATCATTTCTTTTTCGAATAGGTTGTGCTAATTTTCCAATTGCTAATAACTCTCCTGAATCATTATACAAACCAATAGTTGTTATATATGGAGCAAAATCACTACCACTAACAAAACTATGATATGTAGTGTCATCATCCTTTGTTAATGTTAAATTTGTTGACATATTAAAATCACCAGAATCTAATTTTGCTATTGTACTAAATTCATGTATAGTAACAGTGCTTTTATAACTAGCAGTATATGCAGTGTTTAATACTGAATGATACCGATAATCTGGAGATGATACTACAACTAAACCTTGTTTACTAAAAACATTACCTACATTAGCAGTTTGTAAAAATGTTCCTCCTTCCGTACGATCCGATAACGCACTTATATTGCTAGTTGTAAGTGACTTATTAAAAATCCTTAATTCATCTAGAACTCCGTAGAGATTAGAACTTTGGGTATTAAAACCACCTATATATAATGGATCTGTGTTATTAATTCTAGCAGATGCAGTAAATGGTGATAATGTATTTTCTAATAACACACTTGATGCAGATGCATGTAGATTATTATTTATATACATTTGAATATTACTACCAGATTTTTGACATACAACATGTCTCCACGAACCGGTAACAATTATCGATGATGTTATACTAGTAGAAAATTGTGTACTACCACCTACTGTAAAAATTATTTGTTTACTACCACTTAATTCAATTTTAAAAGGATATGTTGGAGTTAAACTACTAGATGCTTTTGCTAAAATTAATTGGTTGCTAGTCCCAGTATTTGATGCTGAAATAAAAAATGATATGGAATAATCATGATCTCTGTCATAATTTCCAGTAATATTAGATGACATATATCCGTTACCATTAAACTTTGCTGCATATCCAATTGATAACTGTGATCCATTGGTAGTAGGTACGCCGGGTATGAATTCTATATTTTGATTTTCATATGTTAATCTAGATGTATCAAAATATTCATTAAATCCGTCATACCATTTAATGTCAGAAATAATCGATGATGTATTAAATGCAGTGTCATATAAATTGCCATATCGGTCCGATGCTAAATTTACAGATCCAGTATATGTAAATGATGCTGGTTTTATAGATTCGCCTATTTTTACTTGTGGTATTGAAAAAATAGACGCCGATTGATATAATGCTTTTTTTGTTCGATTCAAATCAGTTGGACCAAATGTATTTAATGGTTGGGATTTCCATTTATAAAACAAATGGTTAATCGAAAAATATGTTACTGATTGCAAACTTTCATCAATGTTTTTTACATCATTAAATGTTAATTCAGATCCAATTGCTGGCAAAGTAGTAGTGTCTGTATATATTCCAATTAATGGTAAACAACTTGAAGTAGCACTCCCGGAAGTAAATGTCCATGATTTATAAGCAGGAAATGAATTAACCATAACATCAGCAGCATCAATTTTTTTAAAAACTGATGGATATATGCCTTGATATGTATCTTGTTCGGATGTTATTCTAGATTCTGCCATATTCAGTAAAAACCCTGCTACATTTATAATAAATATAACAGGGCTTAAATCTAGTTATTTTTTAGAAATCTAATTTAACACGAATCAATGCTTCACGCTGGAATGATTTTAGTAATGGTTTACTCAATTTAGCTACAGCTAATAATTCCTGACGTTCGTTATACAATCCTACGGTTGTTATGTATGTTTTAGGATCGCCTATAAATGTTGATTGAGCAATTTGACCAACGCTTCCTGTTACATATGAAGGATTATTTGAAAAGTTATATTCTGCATTTTTAATTCGTACAAAGTAATGTGTACTTGTAACTTTTTCAGAATTTCTTGCTTGGAATCCATATGGATCAGAAGTCGATGGATTAGTCAATAAAGCAGATCCCGATATGGAATGGTACAGTGCAAAATGATTATTTCCTTCGACACTTGAACCAGTTACGGTTTGGAAATTTAATTGTTGGTCTAACATTTTACCATCTAGTACCAATGTACCGTAATCCGGATAAGCTAATCCATAATATATCGGCGCAGATGGATTATGTACTCCACCATCAATAGAACCAGATACGATATTATAAACTTTACCAGCTCCTTTAAACGTCGGATCTGCGATGCTAGAATCATCAATAAGTGTTACAATCGTAGACCCAGATACAGCAACACTACCAGTTGCATTCGTAGGCCTAGATCCAGAAATTAATCGAAGTGGTAATTCAAAATTACCAGCATCTAAACGTTCTTTTAAACGGTTTCTTTTAAAGTTAACTACATAAATATAGTCTGTGCTTCCTGATCCAGCTGTTGTAAATCTAGTATCTGTAGGATTAAGAAGTAACTGACGATACTGTGAATAAACTGCTTTACTAGGTGAATCATTAAGTTGTCCTTGGGAATCAGATCCGCTACCTAAAGCATGACCGAAAGCTAAAGAAAATTGTACTGCCGCACCATCAGCAGTTGAGGTATCTTGATATACATCTACATAATAACGACGTTGCGAAGTAGTTTGTGTTGACGAAGTAAAATATGTAGTTAAACTAGCAAGATTATCACTCCACAACCCCGCAGTAACAACTTCAGTCTGATTAGCTACAATATCATTTACAGCATCAAATTTAGTAAATACGCGACCATTTCTAGAAATGATCTGACTTTGTTGCATTTCTGCAACCATTTGATTAGCTAACTGTTGAGCTAATTGTTGGACTTGTTCATTAATCACAGCTGCGGCCGCACCACGAGGTGGTACATTTGATCGTTGCTGATCGGCATCCGGACGTTGACCTATTCTGGGTCGTTGTTTCAATAATTCAATTGATGTTTTCATGTTCATATCTTACGTCTATTAAATAGTAGCAGTAGTTGCTTTATTAACAGTTAAATTAATTGTTACACTACCACCTGTTTCATTTGCTATAATAGTAATAGTAGCAGTTTTATCTTCAATCATTTGTGTTTTTGCAACAATTTTAAATTCAAATCCAGCTACAGCCACACTTTGTGCATCTTCATTATCTCCGATAAATCTAGGAGTTGTTGGAAGTATAGAATTTTGCAATGCTCTAGTAACTTGAATATCTGCTACTGTTGAATCAGAAAGAATAGCTGTGTATCCTAGATTTGCATTTCCTCCTTGGAAGTTGCTTGTATTAGGGGCAATAATCGCACTGTCACCAGGTGCTACCAGTATAATATTTGTATTACCTACAGTAATTACTGGTATATTAGTTGTTTGTTTTGGCAATGTAATAAGTTTATATTTTAATGCCTGAGTTTCATCAGGAATTGCTTCTGTTATTGGCATATTTTCAATAATAGTGCCATAATAATTTGTTCCTAATGGATGGTCTGGATTCCATAATGAGTAATCAATTTCATCATCACCAACTGCAAACTGTGTAATGCTAAATGCATTTCCACCTTTAGCAAGTAATTCTCGGCCTTTTAATGTTAAAATTGCATCAACCGTTACGCTCGTATTATCTAAGTATCCCATATTGTTTTAACCTTATTTTATATAAATATACATACTATCAATTTTGGTTAAACTAAAACAAATGAACCTTGTTCACCTGCAGTTTGATAAATTAATTGATTTGGATTAGTAGTTCTCCATTCAACAACCGGCCCCCCATCTGTAGTTTGTGTGGAATTTATATTGAACCCTGGAGAATTTAATTTCGATCCTTCGAATCTGTGATTTGCAATTCCAGTAGGTATATAATCTTGTACTTCAGCAAAACTACCAGATAATCCGTATGTTAATGTTGCATAACTACTAGTACCATATGTTCCTACCCCATATACAACCCCTGTAGCATCCTCAACTACATAATCCACAGTACCGGATACGAATCTGTATTCCGATTTGATACTAGAAACTATTGCAGAACCAGTAGCTTCACTAATCCAATATGGAGTAGATGCAGTTATCCACGTGCTACCAGATCTTAGTAAATAATCATATGCATATGGGAATCCGTCATATTTTTCCGACTGAGATGCAGTTAAATATCCTTGCCATTGATCATCGTCATTTGCAGTTAAAGTTAAGATACGATTCTCAATACTTCCGGTATAAGCTACGTAATCTCCAGATGCTGTTGGTGATATATTTTGTAAACTAGAAGAAAATGCAGAATCAAATCTTTGTATAACAGGTAATATTTTATCTTTGCTACGTTCAAACAAATTTGGTTGAATTAATACACCTGTTAATTTATCAGTACGGGCTGGTAACAGTTGTTCTAATTGTTTAAAAAATGCTAAATCAAATAAAGAAAATATTTTTATATATGAATTGATATCATTTTTATTAGCATATTTTTTCCAATATTCCTGAGCTTTTTGTATTAATCTCGGATATGATTTTGAATCAGATTCGCCAGGATCTCCAATATATTCATCTAAACTAATATATCCATATTGTGCAATGATATCTTCATCAATCATTGTTTGTGGCGAAAAATATACTCCTAGTTTTTTACTATCTAATGGAGCTTTATCAAACTGACTACGTTCGGCTCTAGTTTTAACATCCAATGTTCCGATTAATTCATTGTCTTCTAAACGAATTTTATTATCATCATATGTACCGGCGCCTAATGAAGGAGCATCATAATAATATGTTTCTTCAATCGAATCATATGGTGTAGATGTTGACCATCCGGTAAATGATGCTGATATACTAGATGATTTAGGCTGTACTCCGGATAATGATCCGGTTAATGTATGATTAATTTTTTGCGTTAATGGAACTCTAAAAACTAATTCATTATATGCATCTACATTTCCATTATATGCTGATGGGGCTTTAACATGATTATTAAATACAGAATCTGATAAACTACTTGACCATATTCTTAATTCCTGAAGCTGGCCTTCTAAACGAGTTGCGCCAGAGCTAGTACCTCCTAATACAACAGACCCCGAATAATCAAACGATGCAGTTGCTGATGCTGATACTGCAGCAACAATTTTACCGTATTTTGATCGTTTAGCTACAACTTCTAATTTAGATCCGGTAGTTCTTAACATCGCTGTTAACCAACCACCATCAAACATTTCAATATTTGCTGAACCGGTTCCATTAATTAAAATAGTACCTAATGTACCACTTGTATAATCAATTGTTACTGCATTAGAACCTACTGAAAATAAATTCATAGTACCTGACATCGTAGGATTAGTTATTACGTTGTCAGTTCGAAAACGAAGCTCTACAGTATTAATTGATTCAGAGTAATTCGTAGTTACCGTACCAGTAGTAGTTCCAATTAAATCTAATGCATAATCAAAATTTAATTTTTCATATACGGGAGCTCTGTCTAATCTAGGTCCTCCATATTCATTGATACTAATCATGGATTGCGGAATACCATAACTTGAGCCTGTTAATGGGATTCCTGCTTCATCAGTACCTAAAACATATTTCCATAATTCTTGAGACTGATTTCCATCTGTTAAATTCCATCCAAACTGTTTTGCGACTGAATATAACAACTCATTTGGCATTCCTAATTTTGGATTTTCTTCACGTTTATAAATTTTAGACATATGATTAACATACATATAAAGTATGTCATAATGATGTCCTAACATGTTAACAAATGAACTTATCCCTTCATTATTACGGTCTAATTTAATAAATTCAGGTACTGTATAAAGTAATGAATTAAAATTTAATGAATCATATAATGATGCTGATGCATATAAATTATCATACCATGTATTGAATTGACTCGATGATACTGCTACTAATGAATATGGTATCGATGAATTAGTTTTTGGAACTGGTGAAACATAACTTCCTGTTAATGCCGGTACCGTCGGTGTTTCGGTTGGTATTTCAAATGTAGTAATCTTTGATGATGATTGATAATATAGATACTGTTCGAATCCATCAAATCCACTAATTAAATTAGTTTTACTAGTAGTATAATCAGCTACATTTGTAGTTGCTACACTTCCAGATAATTGTGAAACTACAGAGCTTTGCGATGTATAGTATTCAATTAATTCTAGTTTATATTTAAAATTTTCTAGTCGTTCAGTTGCTGAACTATAGAAAATAAAATTATTAAAATCTGAATAATCTATGTTTAGTTTAACACCACTTAAGCTTCCAGAAAAATATGCATCAACAATTTGTTGCGATGTTTGTACACTCGAGCCTAATAAGTCAGTCCAAGCTTGTAACCCAGTTTCCGTAGATGTATTATATGCTGAATTTGCATACCAATTTGGATTGGCTAAATTACGAAAATTTTGTTGTGCTACTAAAGCTGCAATTGCTACTTTATCAACATATGGTGATTTTAATTCTTCGGTTATCCAACATTTAAAATCAACATCTATCGTTTCAGGTAGTGGCTGATACAATTTAACATAAACAAAATCGCCAATAACAACACTATTAACAAATAATATCGTTTGGTTTCTACTAAAATTTAAAACATATGGTTTATAAAATCTATCTCCCGTTTGATTTACAGTAGAAATAAAATTTGTTATTTGACGTAAAAATTCCGGATCGTCAGAATCAATGGCACGAAGCCGTATCTCAGTTCGATCTGGTGAAATTTCATCAATTCGTAAATGTTGTCGTTCGTAATTTCCTATTAAATTCTTAAAGAAATTAATAACAAATCTAAAATTGCCAGATGTTAATTTTAAATTTTCAAATTCTTTATATAAATTAATAGCAACAGGGGCATTTGGTAAAGTTATTATACCATTTGTATCAGTACTTCGATATTCTGGTATTTTAGATTCTAATTGTATTGAATGATTTCCAGTAATCCATGTATCACCAGCATATACATGAAACTCAATTTTATTATAATCATCTTGTTTTAAAATATCTGGTACTGGTATAACTCGTACTGGATCATAACTAAAAAATTCTGTTTTAGTTTTATCAATACGGTCAGCTGATATAGATTTTTCAGCAGTTTGAATTTGTTCGATATTTTTATAATTCGTCAACATGATTATTCTTCAATTGGTTGATTCCATAGATCTACGGTTTTCGTTGCATCTGTAATTACCCAATATGTTTGTGCTGCTTCAATTGTATGTAAATTCACTTGGCCAGATTCAGCCCCTATTCCAAATGTATCTCCAATATCATATAAATCTGCAGGTATAAGTAAATCTAGAAATAATTCTTGTGATGTTGTTGGATAAATTTCTCCATATCCATCATCACTAAATTGCGGAGTGCCGTAATTTAAAATATTTGCATATGCATCGACTCCACTAATAGTTTTGTTAAATGTTCGATCAACCTCTGGCATTTCTGGTCCATTCTTATATAGATAAAAATATACAGTACCGTTAGTTGGAGGATTTCCTAATCCGTATGAATGTTTAATTTTGATACGGAATCTCAAATCACGATTTAGATTTTTAATATCTTTAGTTATAGTATATGCGTTAACATTTTGTTGTAATACACCCTCTACTACAGTATCCATTAAAATACCAGAGTTTTCAGTAGCAATAATTCTATCTTCTGATGGTTTATATCTAGCATATATAATATCTTGTTCTACAGTTTGGTTTAGATTCAAATCTATATTTAGATCCAAACTTCCAGAAGATATAACTTGTACAGGAAATTTATAATATTGAAATCTAGTATCTAATACTCGCAACATTGATGTAGTTGTTACTTTCTCTGTAACGGGATCAATAATTAATAATGGATTGCTTTCTGCACCTTCCTGCAAAGTAACGTTACCGGCTTCATCGCGAGGAACGATATCAGTATCATTTGAAATATATGTTAAACCAGCTGATCGATATTTTGCCTGTTGTTGCATAGCAACAGTGTCTAATCGACCCGGAATTCTATTTCCAGTAACTACTAGATTTTCATTTGAGTTTACAGATGTTTGATCAATATCTGGTTTTACATTTCGAGCCATTATCTAACTACTTTAAAATAAATTTTGTTGTCACTGTACTGTTCAGTAATTCCATCTACAATTTTAAACTCTAAACGATAGTATCGTTCTGGCATAAAACTATTCATATCAATGTAGATAAAATTGCTAGTACTATCACAACTAACTTTATTATAAATATCATCATATGGAATTATGGCTTCGTCTGTCTGTGCATCGAAAACTGCATAATATGTAGTAGTAGGTAGATATTTTACTGTTTCTATTGGAAATAAATTAGTAGGAGATTTTCTGGGATACTTATCCCGTGCATAGATTCTAATCTTCGCAATCTCAGTATCTTTATATTCTGGTTTTATTTGGGTGTATATTGTGTATGACTCTAGATTAGCAGCAGTTAACGATCCTGTTGTAAATGTGCTGTTATCCCAATACATTAGTATTTTAGGCACATATATAGTATGAGTATCTCTACTAAAATATCTAATATATCCGGCCTTTGCCGTATCTGATTCATCACTATCAGCAAATTGTAACAGAAAACCATAATTAGGAATTGTAGCACCACCACTACCACTTAACCAAACTTTTACGGCATCTGTAACATTCATATTAATATCAGTTA